AAAAAGCGCTTAGCGAACTCAAGGGACAGGTTGTCCGAAACAATGGACTTATTAAATCCAATCTTAACCCCAATCTCCTTCATAATCTTCACATACTCGGCGGCGACGTTGCGATCTCCGATCACAACATCGTCTCCAAGAATAGCATAAAGCTCAAACCAACACAATACTCCGGCTCGTCTAGCAGCCATTTGGACGATAGCATGGTGAACCAGGGCTAACATCGCCCAAGAAGAATAAGCACCCATCGGTTGGCCTACAGCGTACTTAATCGCGCGCAATCCCAAACCGTACGTTTTCACATACAAGTTCGGAAGAGCGTACAATCGTTCGGTCAATAGACGTCTCCAATGGAGGCCAAACTCCTCAGACGTGAAAACACCTAGAAGCTTCTCCTGCAAAACAACAGGGATGCGATCCGTCGCAGCGGACAAATCATATGAAAACACCGCCTTACGGCCAGTCTCCTTCAACTTCTTGATGAGAGCTCGCACGGGGGCAAGCTGATCAAACAATCCATCTTGGGGTATGGCTTTCAGAAGGGTATCAAAGATATACCGATGCAAAGGATAAAGCAACCACTGCGTTAAGCAATCGACCATAGCAACAACACGAACCTTTCCTGGTTCCTCCACCAATGCCAATTTACCCAGTTTACCACTAACCCCCTTCCAATCCTTAGTCTCCATAATTCGAGAACGAGAACATTTCCCATCAGAATTTCTTCTTAGGTACTCTAATCCCGCCTCCCAAACCGGAGCATAAAGAAGGGATAAGGAGCGAGTGATAATACACAACGTGACGAAAGACTCCAACAGCACAGGCCTTGTGAGCCAGGCCGCGGCATCCTTAATCACATTAATTACTGAGACCGTTGACCCCTGGTTAGTCTTTAGACTAGCCAGTTTGGTTTTATCCTTAGCTTCTTTCGAAGAATTAGGACCAGAGGTCATCAAGGCAATAAACTTAATCGTATATCCCAAAACCTCCTTAACTATTAACCCAGAAGGAGGACACCAGATCCCAGGGACTTCGTGATTTCTCACTGATCCGAAGGATCGAATATCTTTAACCTTGCTAGACACTTTCATTATGAAGGTTGTCTTCAGGGCTGGTCCTCCCATCTCCGCCAGTCGAGCCTGGAACCACACGACGTGTGAATCCCAAGCCTTCATAAACGAATCTGGAATTACAACCCCTGGAGCAGTTATGGTCTCGAAGCTCATCTTCCCTTTAAAGTTCAATACTCGATAAAGAGTAAAGAAACCTAACCAGAGTCGAATCGCTCCTCGATCACCTTGCCGAATACGCTTTCGGTGATTACCAGGAATCACTCTGGGGATACCAGAATTAGTCTGTGGTATCGCCGCCCCAACAAGCCGCGGCTGGGTTCTCTTTCCATTACCCAAATAACGTAACAAAGTTACATTACAGGTTTTAAGATAGATAGCCAAACCACGGTCTCCTTGAGACTTTCTCAATCCAACCGCAAATCTAGAAAAGACGAAGCATGCCTTTACCCAACCCAGGGAGTTGCTACCCACGATCAATGGAACCGCTCTTGCAAGCAGCCCCACTAATCGTTTACTGGATTTTACACCAGATTGCCAAATACTTGAAGCAGTTTTCAACTGTAAAGGAGAAAACAATTGCTTCATAGTTATTATTAATTATATAAATATAAGGAACAACAACTACCAATCCGTTAGGAATACTAATGGGAGGTTGTAATTCCCATCGAGCGGTTACCCACCCGAACCTTTGATACTATCTCAGCATTCTATCCTACCAAACTGGAGTATCCTTCGGTTTCCCGTCCACCCCAATAAGGCGAACGGGGCCGCAGGCAGCCAGTAAAGGCGGGGTTGTTACCCTGTGGTTGCCAACGGCAATACAGGAGGGAAGGACAAGCCCCCCTTCTCAAAGATAAATTAGAACATTCATCCCGAGTAACTTTCTATGCTTCGACCATATTTGACGTACTCGCCACCCCATATGGCCCACCGGCTCCTGGGAACCGGGTCGAGAACCGAAACCCTCTAAGCATGTACTCGTCTTCCTAGCTCCCTTGCGGGTAGGTCTCAGAAACAAGTGTGCCCTAATCCATTCCACAGAGAAGGACTTGCTAGATACTCTACCGAGTACCTTTCTATCTAGACCTTATTTGTTAGTCATCGATACTTATCCTCCCCAACGTACTCACGTTGGTGCCACTACTCTTTTCCATCTTGTTAGATGGGCCCCCCTTTCGACATAGTATCGAACCGAACTATGTTTGGGACCGGTCGCTTCCCCAAACGGGAAGAATCG